TGGTATGATGAAGAGATGAGCCAAGATGTATTTACTAACTCTGACATGACAGATGTATTAGCATTGTTTAACCATGATGCTAATATGGTTTTAGCCAGAACTAAATCCGGTACTTTAAAATTAAAGGTTACTGGTTCTGCTATGGAATATGAGTTTGAGGCACCAAACACTACTTTAGGTAATGATCTTTTAGAGATGGTTAAACGTGGTGATGTTTATCAATCATCATTTGCTTTTAGTGTAGAAACCGAAGACTGGGAGGAAAGAGCAGGTATGAAACCAAAAAGAATAATTAAAGGCATTAAGAAAGTATATGATGTTTCACCGGTAACATATCCAGCAAATCCAGACACAATGGTTGCCAAGCGCAGCTATGAGCAGATAGCAGGAAAGTTAGATGAAGAATTACAAAGCGTTATTGACATATCAGTAAAATCTGAAATTAATATACAGAACGAATTACGCAGGAATGCCCTGCACTTATTAAATTTAAAAACAAAATAATGACTGCAAAGGAATTAAGAGAAAAGCGGGCTTCCGATTACGCAATAATGGAAGACCTACAAAAAAGAGCCGCAGCCGAAGGTAGATTAATGTCTGCTGACGAATCCGCACAATGGGATAAAGCGGATGGTTCTTTTAAAAGTTATACAGACCAAATTTCACGTTTAGAAAGATGGAATGAAATCAACTCCGAGTCAAGAGGAGTTAGTGTTATTGAAGACACACTTGCTGCATTGCCAACTGACAAAAGAGAGATTGTAAAGTCTCCAGAGTACCACTCTGCATTCATGAAGGCTATTGCAAAGAGAGAGTTGAACAACACAGAGCGCGGATTACTTCGTGAAATGCGTGGTACTGCAACGATTACTACTGCGGAGAGTGGCTTGGCAGGTGGTTATGTTATTCCTTACCAATTCTCAAACGAGTTGGAAAGAACAATGGCTTACTACGGACCAATGTTACAAGTTAGCCGTATTATAACTACTCCGCAAGCAGGCACTTTGTATTGGCCAAAGGTAAACGATACAGGAACAAGTGCTAACTGGCATACAGAGGCAGCGTCAGTAACTGTTCAAGACATGACCTTTACAAGAGAAACATTTGCAGCTCACGTTTGTAACACATTGGTAAAAGTATCTGTTGAATGGGCAAATGACGAGTTTGGTCTATTGAATAGTGAATTGCCAATCATGTTAGGTGAGCGTTTAGGTAGAGCATTGAACACTGCATTTACAACTGGTGATGGTTCTGGTAAACCAACAGGATTCAGAGATGTTGCACCTTCCGGTGTAGAATCTGCAACTACTGGCGCGTTTACTGCTGGCAATTTAATTGACCTTGTTCACTCTGTGGACATTGCGTATAGAAATAGCCCATCGGCTGCGTTCATGATGCATGACCAGATTTTAAGTGCGGTTAGAAAGTTAAACTATGATACTGCAAATAATCCATTATTCCAACCATCATTGAGAGAAGGTACACCTGATAGATTATTGGGCTACAATTTCTTTGTGAACAATGATTTACCATCTGCACAGGCTGCTGATGCGAAGATTATTTTCTTTGGAGATTGGAGTAAGTATATAATCCGTGCTGTTGCAAACAATGTGCTTGTACCATTGCGTGAGCGTTTCATGGATGAGATGGAAATAGGTTTCTTAATGTATGCAAGGTATGATGGCAAATTGCTTAATACGGCTGCAATTAAGCACCTAAAGAATCTGTAATTTCATTAGGGATCTAATCTGGAGGACTTGAAATATAGTCCTCCATTTTAAAATATAATCAAATGGCTTGGAAAGTAACTACTGCACCTGTTAATGAACCTTGGACTCTTGCCGAGGTTAAAAGCTATTTAAAGATTGATGATTCTAACGAGGATTCAATGTTAAATACTTTAATAAAAGGTGCAAGGATGGTGGCAGAAAGTTATCTTAACCAAGCATTAATTACACAAACAATAACGGAGAAGTTTGATAGGTTATCTAATCCAACTATTTACCTTAGTGTATCTCCAGTTATTGCCGTTACTAATTTCCAGTATGCAGACAGCCAAAATACTACGCAAACCTTTGCAGCGACAGAATATGTCGTTGACACATTTAGTAAACCAGCACGGCTCTCTCTTGCTTACGGGAAAACATGGCCTACACTTTACGGAAATATAAATGATGTAACGATTACTTACACGGCTGGATACGACACAGAAAGTAGTGGTGTGCCATTTCAAATAAGACAAGCTATTCTTTTAATGGTAGCTGATACCTACGAGAATAGACAAGATTACGTTAGGAAATTACCTACTGCATCTCAATATTTACTTGACCAATATCGCGTTCAATATTTCTAATGAAGTATAACAAAAATGAAATTATTGGTCGAATGCGTGACAGGATAACTATCCAAAATGTCACACGTTCAAAATCAGACACAGGCTATGCTTCCGAGTCATGGGCAGATTTAACTACCGTTTGGGCGAATGCCGAAAGCAAGTTACCTCCATCCAATGAAACGGTAATAGATGGTAAGAATACTGCTAAAAATATTAGCGACTTTACTATAAGATATACGACAGGCATTGATGAAGAAAGTCGTATTATTTGGAATGAGAAGTTATATCAAGTAAGGAATATAAAGGTAAGTCACGATAGAAGATTTATAAGTTTTCAAGGTGAGTTCTACGACTCATACATACTTACCGGTGTTTCCGTTGCTGCCATTCTTACAGCCAATGCCAGTGTATCATCTAATATTAAAGTGATACACAATGTCCTTGCTGCAATGAATGCCATAGCAACGACAAACGCTGAATTAACAGTTACTCAACAAGGTCAAGTCTTGGTGGAGGCTTCTCTCTCCGCATCTGGCAATCTTTCTGCTGATGCTACAAAAGTGATACCAATTAATAGCGATGTTACGGCAAATGGCACTTTAGCTGCTGCAGTAACTAAAGCTATAAATATAGATAGTACAATAAATGCAAATGCTACTTTAGTAAGCGATGCTTTAGTGAGTAAAACTTTATTAAGTACATTAAATGCAAATGCTACGACATCGGCTGATGTTGATGTAGTAACGCAAGGCTCTGTTAGTGTAGATGCATCTTTAACAGGATTAGGCACTGTTGCTGCTGAAATTAAGCGCACAGTTACATTAGAAAGTAGTTCAAGCACAAGCGCAACGACAGAATTAAACGCTACACTTACCAAAGTAATTGAGGCAAGTGCAACGGCTACGGCTAACACACAAAGTACAGCACAGTTAACCATACCAGTAAACGCAGCTGCAAATGCTACGGCTAACACATCGGCAGATGCTACATTATCCTATACAGTCAATGCCGAGTTAAATGCAACGGCACAAACAACGCTTGACGCACAGATAACAAGGATTATCTCTGCAGAAATGACTGCAACTGCACAGACAACGGTTGAGGCAGGCATCGGTGTTACGTTTGTTTCTTCATTAATGGCTTATGGTTCTGTTACTAATGCAAGTATTTTAAGAACGGCAACTCTTGAAAGTTCTTTAACTGCCAATGGCACAACTGCTGCAACAATAACTACGGTTGACAATGTATCGGCAAGTATAACGGGAACGGCAACGGTGACGAGTGCGACGTTAGATGTAGCTGCGCCTACTGTATCGGTCGAATACCTTGTTATTGCTGGTGGTGGTTCGGGTGGTGGTGGTGGTACTGTTGCTCATGCTGGTGGTGGTGGTGGTGCTGGTGGTTATAGATGTTCAGTTGTAGGAGAAAATAGTGGTGGGAATACATCTGCTGAATCTAAATTAACATTAACAAAAGGTACAACTTATACTATTACAGTAGGTGGTGGTGGTTCTGTTCCAGCACAAAATGTAGAAGGTAATAGTGGTACTGCAAGTTCTATAAGTACATTAGTGACCACAGTTGGCGGTGGTGGTGGTGGTAAAGGTAATTCTGGAGTAGCTAAAACAGGAGGTTCTGGTGGTGGTGGTGGATTTGGCACTAATGGTGCAAATGGAACAACAAATGAAGGTAAAAAAGGAGGTAATTCTATTGATACTCTTCCTGATACTAATTATAGAAATGGAGCTGGTGGTGGTGGTGCTGGTGCTGATGCTCAAAATGTTGTTAATACTGCAAGTGTTGCAACTGCTGGAGGAGCGGGCATAAGTTCTTCAATTACTGGTTCAAGCGTACCAAGAGCTGGAGGCGG